CCCAATGGCTCACCTCGCTAGAACTCCAGACGGAACCGCCCGCCCTCTGTCAAAGCGCCGTTAGCAAAGCCGGTGTAGTCGTGGAACAAGTTGTCAACCAGCGGCCTCAACATGTTGATGCCACGGTCGATGAAGTCTGCCTCTGGTCCCACTCCCATGTTGTTGAAATAGCCGACGGCGTCCAAGATGGTGCCGGAAGGCGATCTAACTCCACCGGTTGCTATGTCCCCAGATGCGATCTCGGTCAAAGGCCTGTTGATCCCGGGCCCAGCGTCTACTCTGACTCCACCGGGGGGAGCCATTTGCTGGGTGGTGGGAACACCGGCGGCCTCCGTCATGGTGGTGAGCTGCGGCACCCCGCCGCTGGCGGAGCCGCCACTGGCTCTTGCCACGCCACCACCAGGAACAGGTCCGGATTGCCCTGCGAGGCTGCCGGGTTTTCAACGGGACATGCGCATCACTCCTGGACCAGCGCCCACGCGTGACTGGTTCATGTTGGCCGTCTGCATAGGTGTGCCCCCGTTAGGTGCCATGAACGCGCCCGCCGAGTTAGCAGCGAAATTGGAAACGCCGCGCCAGTAACCTGGCCGGGCATTGCCATGCTGCGTATGTGTGGACGCAAGGACGACGTTATCCATGTTGTACATGACACGCCACTCCGTGTGGACGACAGCCAAGTATGTCTGGGTGGCGACCGAAGCGGGGAGCACGATGATGATAGGGGCTAGGGCGTCCGTGAGCTGGTTGTTGCCGGATGTGACCGTGTCAGCGGCAGCATACTCGCCAAAGCCCTCCCACTCCTTCTCATCTAGTGGGAACGACACCTGCACCAGGCCATTGAGCAACTCGTAAGCAGAATAAACACGAAGTTCGTTCCTGCCGATGAGTGTTGTTGCCATGGCGTTCCAAGTGGCGAAGTTGGCGACGTTGCGGCGACCTCGGCCGCGCAGCGTCCCTACATAAGCGCACCCATCAGGAATGGTGGAGCCACCACCCAAGCATTGAAGCGTAAGGGTGACGGCATGCAGGCGCAGTTGGCAAGTGCCAGCGGTGGTAGCGACGATGGGATCGGTTTGAAGGGCATCACCCGCAGTGGAACCGGGGACACCGACCCCACCACCGTTGACCATAAGCAAGTTGGTAACACTACCAGCAGTGGTGGTGTTGGTGTACTCGCCAATAATGGCCACGTTGTAGTTGCCGCCTGCTGCCACGGTCGTTGTGGTGAGCTGGTAGTTAAGACGTCCTCGTACGACAGTGTAGATGCCCCCGTTGGACGGTGGAATGTGCGTGTTGTGGCGGGCGTCCAGTGCGATCAAGGCCGTGTTGGCCATGTTGCCCTTGCGCACCCGCCGTCTCCTGGCGGGAGCGCGGGCCGCTGCTGGTGGAGGGGCGCGGCGCCTACGCCGCGGCGGTGGTCGCCGGCGGCGATTCAAAATGCGCCTGCGCCACGCTGGTACTGGGCGAACCATCGGAGACGAATTGGAGAACTTGCGTATTGGTTATAGCTCGCCAGCCTGGGTTTTGTGGTTTCAGCGGATGTCGTTGACCCGCTTTGGTTGCCAGAGGCCTAACGGGTGCAGGTGGACTTAACCCTGCTTAAGCACCCCGTTGTGTGTCCTTCGTTCAGCCGTAGACGTCCTGCCTTTGGTACGGCTCCGCGTTGTCCAAGCTCCACCCCTTGGTCGCGCAAAGCGTCTTGAAGGCGTTCTCCTGCTCTGGGCTGTGCCGGATCGCGAACGCGACCCCGCCCAGGACGTCGTCCGGCGGTGAGCCCTTGGTGTACTTCAGCAGCATCCGTGCGCACATCTTCTCGAAGTTGTCGTACGTTGCCAAGATCGTGCCCCCAGCGAACTCGCCGATGTCGATGATGTCAGGCCATGGGCCGGCAATGAGCGGCGAGTAGCGGTAGAGGTGCGACGTGTAAGGCACGGCCTCTCCGGCGGTGAAGTCCGACACGGTGACCTTCTTGTGCTTGACACCCCAGGTCTCGAACTTGTGCTTCTCCTCGGGCGTGAGGGCACCTGCGACGAGCAAGTCGTCCCCGTTGGCGTGGACCCGCCTCCGCGTAATGTTGTGGGCGTGCATGCCGCGCACCGCACTGTTTTGCGAAGAAGTAGAACCCACCCCCGAGGCGGTGATACCAAACTTGCAAACCTCGAACAGGTCCTCTCCGATGGCGAGCACGTGGGCCGAGTTGGCCAGGCACTCGCACAGCGTGTAAACGGCGTACAGGTCGTAGTCCCAGACTGACAAGCCCTCGTCGCTGAGGGTGTCGATCCTCCTGGCCGCGTCGTACATCAGAGAGTCTCTGTCCACGCCGAGGTCCCAGCCCTGGGCGTCAACGCTGGCGATCTTCGAGTTGCCAGCGGCGAGCCACAAGCCGACATCCCCTGTGCGGCGCACACCGTCGTCTGCATGTCCCATGCCGACACCACCGACGTGGTGCTCGGCATCCTGGTACTTGGCGATCTCTCGCTTGCAGCCGTTTCTGTGGGTGACCATTTGCACGAGGGCGTCCAAGACACTTTGCACCCAGATGGTGCGCCAGCGCTTGGACTCAGCCTTGGACTTGTTGTGTGGCTCAGCCTTGATCGAAGCGACGTGCGGGTCCTTCAATCCAAGGGCGACCATCTCCGACGGAGTCATCCGGCCCATCACCTGTGGGCCAACGAAATATCGGAGGAGGAGGCGGCAACGGATGAGCTTGAACATCTCGCGGCGCGCGGGTGCTGAACCGACGAAGGAGCCTTTGGTATTCCACCGCACAGGCAGTGACTCAGACGTGTAACCAGCCGAATTCACTTAAACCATGCTGTCCATAGCGAGATCAATGAACTGCCCGAGGTTCTCACACTTCCCG